TGCGGACATTGCCTCAACAAGCTCAGCCTGTGCAAAACTCCCAAGTTTATTGCCATCTAGTAAGCGGCGATCCATACTTGCATTGCTTACTCCAGTCCTTAGTCGCCTCATCATCATAGAATCTTGGTAACTGGCGTTTAACTTCATCATCCTGCAAGTGAATACCACAATAAGTGCACCGCCAAACACCATGAAGATACGGGAAGTGATACCCACGCACACATTGGGAATGCGATTTTGCCAATCGATCCTCAATTGTTTTAACACAATTGCCTATGTGGTGACCAATCTCACCACACCCAGCACATTTACACTGGGATGGACGATAAATCGGTCCTTTCATGAACCGTTTGTCCTCTATGGGCAGCGAGTGTTGACCCTTGGGCTGCCACGAAACGGAACTCAACGTCTCGTCGGAGCCTGCGGATCTCACACGCAATCGCGGCCTGCGCGGCAATTGTGCAGCAGATGAAGATGAGTACAAAGACATTGCTTACCAAAAGCAAAATCTCAATAACCCAAATCGGACTGTCAAATTCGATGGAATCTCCCATTGCTTACTACCGACAAACTTGGCAAAACTTGCATTTGTGAAACTGCCACAGCCTCGCTCTTTCACCGGAAACTGAGGCCAGCCAAACTGCATACCCCGCTCCAAATGCGCGCTTGCTGTAGCGTGCTGCACCACGACGCACCCGTAGCCTATTCCCACAGGGGTGCTGGAATAAATGAATGGATACGAAGTGCCGCTTACGGCCTAACTTCTACCATCCAAATCCCCTTCGCTATGGCACCCTCCCCACCACACACCTTCGACCCTGCCGATCCCGGGCCTCAGAATGTGCATGCAGGACGGGGGCAGTGAACAGCAAAATGCTGCTGGGTGGCAAATCCCACTGGGCGTCACTCCAGTCACTGTGGCCCTCACCGGAAGAAGTGGACTAGCACAACCCAACTTCTCCTCCGCAGATGTCAGTACATCGCCTAGCTCTTCAACGCATCGTGCAGAATGCGCCTACTGAACCATACGGTCAGCCCTTCGGGTAGCGACACCCTACGGAAGAATGAGTTCGCGGTAATTTGCGATATCCCGTGCTCGGGTACCTCATCCTCCACAATTACCCAGAATACTGATCATTGGGCACGCGGGCTTCTAAATCCCCCATCGGCAGCTGGGGGGGGAGTCCCTGGAAAGCACAATAAGCTTTCATCGGTGAAACCGAATTATCGCCGCTAATTAACTACACTTTAACGTGGCACTTAATTATTGTCTCCCGGTCCACGAGTCGAGACAAATCTAACGACGTGCTTTACAATACTGCTCCGGATCCCAAAGAGAAAACGGAATACATTTCTTCGCAACAGTAACATCGGTGGGATCATCAAAACTACAACCCAAACAACGAATCTCATGTTCCTGCGCAAAATCGGGAACAACCATGCGAACCAAATTCTTCATATTTTTGGTCATTGGGAGAGCAGTCGTCGCTAGATGCTGTAAATCATCATGCACTGATTGTGAAACAGATAACCCGAGCCTCACGGCATCGGATTCTTCCAAGCCAAAATCTCCACCTTTCCTAATATGAGCCAACCCGATTTCAGCAAAATACTTACTCAACGGGCCACAATCTTTAAAATTTTCAGCGCGAGCCAACATTGCTGCCGCGCCTACTTTGTGCACCCTATTCGGATGTGACTTCAATTCAGAAGAAGTGGACCAAGATGAAGAAGCAATATTGCGAGCTATCTCCGGAAGAAATACACCTGTGGGACCATCATCATCACACAGAAAATCAAAACCAGTGAA